ACGGGGTCTGGCTGCTGGAACCATCCAGCGGGTATCAGATACCCTTTTCGCAGTATGCGATGGGACTCATACTCCGGTCAGTAACCGGGATATGAGGTCTGGTCTTCCTACGGCCACCCAAGTCCCTAGTATGGGGTCTTAGATGTACGTAAGCTATAAGCCCACCCAGAATGACAATACCCTTTACCGGGTCACTGTCAAATCTACTGGTGCTGTTAGCGTGTCAAACATTGGCACGTATAACAAAGTAGTGGGCTATTTAGCCAAGTCAGCTCTTAGTTCACCCGGTTGGGTGAACGGAGTTAGGAAAGCATCTTCCTACTCTAGGAAGGTGACTGTCTCAACCTGCACTCCGCAGGTTTGGGCTGTTCGCGATACGCCAACTGCCAAGTATGAGCAGCTGGGAGGATGGGGAGTAACATCCCCTTCTCTACTTACGTTATGCGATGTTTCCTATCCACGATACACTTCGCTTCTGGCGTCGCTGAAAGCGCGTGCAGAGACGGAGTGTAGGGCCAAGTTAAATCATGGCCCTGTGGACTTTGGCGTTGCTCTCGGTGAGAGTCGCCAAATGATCCGTCATATCGTTCATACTTCCGAACGTGTGATTGGGATCGTGGCTGCTGTTTTACGTAAGTCGTCGAAATCGCGGTTCGCCGCGAGTGCTCCAGACCTATGGCTGGAGTACCAGTACGCGTGGAAACCACTTCTCAGTGATATCTACGGGACGTACCAGCTTATTCAGGATGGACTTGCTTCTAACGGGCAAGTTCTTTCTGCAAGTAGGACTGTAAAGGAACAGATGACCATCAGCGCTACGTCTGGTGGTTTGACGATTCCTATACCAGTGACCGTATCGGTTAACTGCTCGCTTAGTGCGAGGGTCCACGATCAGCGAATTGCAGGACTTCGGTCCTTGGGTTTGATCAATCCAGCTCTAGTAGCTTGGAATGTTCTCCCATGGTCGTTCGTCTTTGACTGGTTCATTCCAGTCGGGACGTTTCTTGAAGCTGTTTCGGCTACTGCCGGACTAACTTTCGTCACGGGATCGTACACGCGGCACATTCATTGTGACCACGAGTACACCTTTGAGTATACGCCTAGTGGATATGATTCGCCGAATCATGCCCATTTTGACCTCAAAGGTATCTCTATGAATCGAGGCGTCTACGGAGCGTTTCCGTTGCCAAGAATTTATAGAGACTGGTCTCCCTTCACTGACCAAAGGACAGTGTCAGCAATAGCGCTGTTACTTGGCCGGTTTAGGAACCGGAAGTAGAGGATCCTCCTTTGCTTTCGGGATGCCCGAATATCGGGCATCGAATCATCACAACTAGCCATCGTAGATGGCCGTCTCGGATCTCCCGAGGCCTTCAAAATTGCGAGACTAATATGCCTGCAATTTCTAACCTGGTCCTGACGGACCGGGCCGGCACACCTGTGGACCACACTTTCGTACCGGATGGCATCCCGAACGGGATTGCCACCTGGGTCGAGAGCAGTGGTGTGAAGGTCGGGGACAAGATGGTAACCTTGGGCCAGCGCAAATCCGCTTCGCGGAATCGCGTGTCGCTCAAGATCGCCATTCCTGTCGTCGCCACCGAAACCATCAACGGGGTGGATAACCCCAAGGTGGTTCGGACCGCGTACGCCAATGTCGACTTCAATTTCGACAGGACGTCCAGTCGCCAGGAGCGAGCCGATCTAGTCGGTCAGCTCTATGAGGCGCTCTCTTCGAGCACCACGCAACTGGATAAGGCCATCGTCGATCTGGAGAGCATCTATTGATGCTTCTCTATGACCTCATCAGGATAATCCTGAAAGCGGTCGCGGATCAATGTCTACGATCCGGAAAGACGGGTTTCGACAACTAGGTAACCTAGCTGTCAAACCGACAGCGCAACCATCTGAGAGTATCCCAAATGAACTACGCTGTTTCTGGCCTTAAGGACGAAGGCTTCACCACTCACGCGAGCGCTCTTGCGCTCGCGATCACCCGCGCATCCCAGCTGGGATATGCGGACCTCGTGTCTGAGCGATTCGTAGATTTGCTCATGCTCGTGGACGTGGCTGTGGAGGACGACCTGCAATACGGTAATCCTGCACTGACTGAGTGGCGACTCGACCAGTTTAACGACTGGTTGAGGGCGGAATTGAAAGTGGTGGGTTATCCCCGTCACAATTCATTCCCGGCCTGGCACCTCAACCTCGAGAGTCAGTTTAACGCGGAAGGACGATACTTGCCTAACGCGTCTAAGACTGATGTGGATTGGCACCAGGATCCTTCCTGGGGCCCTTCCAACGAGCCTCTCGAAATCTGAGTCGCATGGACATAGAGTATCATGTCTGTGCCATTGGGCGGCCGTAGGCCGCGCCGCAAGGTCGACGCGGGGCGAGAATACCCCGTTTCGGTCTCCCTAGCGCTAGAGGAAAACATCCGGTCATACCTTAGCAGGCTAATAACTGACCTGCGGGCTGACACAACCGTGTCAGAAACCGACCGTTTCAAGTACGAATACTTGGAAAGAGAGATCTTCTCCAAGTACCTGGACCCCAACCTAAAGACTGGGGCGAAGGAGCGCGAAGCTGCAGCCATTGCAAAATGGAAGCATGCGGAACTTCGAAACGAAAAGACCAATGTCAGGTTGACAATGGATTCCGCCAACTTTCGAGTTGGTCCAGCGTCAGCTAGGCGTTTTCTCTCATCCGATACCATACTGGATCGGGCGAGGATGCACATCATGAATGTCCTCGGACAGTCTCCCTTTGTTGGACCTTCGGGTCCTTCACTGGAGATACTGCGTGGCACCTTTACTTCGGGTGCTAGTACGCAGTTTCCACGTGGTGTGGGTGTGACCGCAAAGAAGTTCATGGAAGAAGCGCACGTTACTCCTTCTGCAGAAAGGTGGGCCTCCAAAGTTAGGGGGTCCTCCGAGACGTGGAAGGTTATCTCGGATAGCGCTAGGGGCGGTATGCCCCTAGAGATCGTCGCGAAACCGGGCAACGTGATGTTTACTGTGCCTAAATCCTCTGAGATAGACCGGTGCGCCGCTAAGGAGCCCGGTCTTAACATGTATCTCCAGAAGGGGGTCGGGGCGTTTATTCGTTCCCGACTTAGGTCCGTAGTACGATTGGACCTCAATGACCAGACCCGTAACCAGGGTTTGGCCAGACGGGGATCCATCGATGGCTCACTTGCCACGATAGATCTTTCCTCGGCATCCGATACCATATCGAATGCTTTGGTTTACCGTCTTTTGCCTCTGGATTGGTTCATGTACCTCGATGACATACGGAGCAAGTACTGCACCGTTGACGGAGAGGTTCATGAACTGCGCATGTTTTCGTCGATGGGTAACGCATTCACGTTTGAGCTAGAGACCCTTATCTTTTGGGCTTTAGCGAGTGCATGCGCGTACCATCTCGGAGTAAGAGGAACGATTTCGGTGTATGGTGATGACATAGTTGTCCCCACCGCCATGGCTGGGTTTCTTGCCCAGTTCTTTGCCTTTGTCGGCTTCAAGGTTAACCCCAAGAAGTCGTACTGGCATGGTGCATTCCGCGAGTCTTGCGGAAAGCATTGGTACGCCGGAGTTGACGTAACTCCGTTCTACGTACGGGAGCCCGTGGCTTCTATTCCACGTCTCATCCACTTCGCTAACCGCTTGAGAAAGTGGTGTAGCCAAAGTGGTGTTATCGACGACGCGTTCTATCCTCTATGGAAGGACGTCGTTAGTCGGATCCCCCGTAGATTCAGGGGAGGGCACGACCTGGACTCTATTTACCAGGTTGTCTCTAACGAGAAGCCCATCGATAGGCTACTACCAATCTCCAAAGATAGGAGAAAGGAAGTACCCGATGCTGGTTTGTACCTCCATTGGTTACGTAGTGCAGAAGACAGAGTTATGTCTCCTGGTGTCTACTTTCGTTACAACTCCCAACTCTTGGAAGTTGTGGTTGAAGAGGCTTTAGAAACCTCTTCAGTCAAGGAAGTTAGTCGCCAGTACATGGCTCGTCCTGCGCTTTACGG